TGAGCCGGTGGGCGTACCGCCGGCCGACCGCGCCGAAGGCGAAGGAGTGCGCCGTCCGGCAGACCACCCCGGAGGGGAAGCTCTTGGCGGCGTCGGCCGCGATCGCCTTGTTGTAGGCCAGGTACACGCCCCGCCGCTGGCCGGCGTGGGTGGCCAGCATCTTGAGCGTGGAGGTCTTGCCGGTGCCGGCGCCGGCCTCGATGGTGAGGTCGGCGCCGGTTGCCGCGGCGTCGATGATGGCCTGCTGCTCGTCGGTCGGACGGTGGCTCATGCCGCCACCTCCGCCGGCTGCTCAGCAGCCTCGGCCGCCCGCGCCGCCCGCGCCTTCGCCTCCAGGCCACGCTGCCTGATGAAGTCGCCGAGCCGCATCGGATCACCCGTGTCCGTCACGATCTCGGCGGCCAGCAGGCCGTGCCGCTCCGCCTTCCGGTAGATCGCGATCAGCTCGTCGTATGTGGCGTCCGGGTTGGACGTGATCTCGTCGCGGATCTCGACGGCGGTCGGACCGGCCTCGCCGTCCTCAAGCCAGTCGCCCAGGACGCGACCGAAAGACTCGTCCGGCTTGCTGATCACCGCGCCGGACAGGGCCTTGCAGCGGCTCTTGGTGACGACCAGCGTGTTCTCCTGGTCCATCGTGGCCACGAGCGTGAACTCGTACTCCAGACCCTCGCGCTGCTCAGCCTTGAGACCGATCTTCCGGGGGACCTTCTTGCCGCGCTCGTTTTCCTCGATGACCCACTCGGTCTTGGTGCGCATCGTGGCGATCAGGTGGCCCGGGTAGGCCAGCATCGCCTCGATCATGCGGCGCTCGACCGGCCGCATCTCCTTCCAACCGCCGAAGGTGTTGCCCCCGGCGGACCGCTTGGCCGCCCGGTCGACCTGCTCCAACATGCCGTCGGTGCCCATCCAGAAGTGGCTGAGCGAGTCGATGATGACGACGTCGTATCCGGCCTGGGCGGCGGCGGCGAGAGCCTGGATGAGGATCTGGGGGTCGTAGCTGTCCAGCTCCAACGCATCGAAGTCGAACTCGTCGGCGTAGAGGCTGGCGGAGCGGTGTTCGGTGTCGATGACCGCGATACGGCCGGTGGGGCCGGCGAGCGAGCGGCCGGTGATCAGGGAGGTGTACGTCTTGCCGGATCCGGACGGCCCCTCGATGGCGATTCGGGCCTTGACGGCCTTCTTGGTGGCCTTGGTGAAGACGAAGTTCATCGGGCGTCTCCAGTCGTGCGGGGGGTGGCGTTGCGGCGGTGGCGGCCGGGCCCGTGGCGGCGGGTCGGCCCGGCGGGTGCGGCCTCGGCCGCGGCCTGCTCGGCGGGCGGGGTGACGACCCGGGCGCGGCCGACCGCGCGGGTGGGGCCGAGACGGCGGCGGTGGTCGACGAGCCGCCCGTACAGGTGGTAGTCGTGCTCGGCGGTGCTCACCGGCAGTCCTCCTCGTCGGTGGTCGGCAGGTCAGCGACGTAGGCCAGCCACTCGTGGGCGAGGCCAGCCAGGTGGCTGCCGGCGCGCTGCCGGTCGTCGGGCCGCCGCCACCGGGTGGCGGCGACCTGGCCGGCCAGCTCGGCCAGCTCGGCCCGGTAGCGGGCGAGCTGGCCGGTCTGCTGGCGGATGTGCCGGTGGGCGGCGGCGAGCCGGGCGGCCAGGGCGTCCAGCTCGGCCTGGTAGCCGGCGATGCGGGCGCGCTGGTGGCGGATCCGGGTCCGCTGCCGGGCGGCCCGGCGGGCGACCGCCATCCGGGCCTGCTCGGCCCGGATGTAGGCGGCGGTCGCCCCACCGATCGCGCCGGACAGGCCGAGGATGGCCACGACGTAGATCGCGTCCATCGCTACCGGACCCAGTTGTCGTTGCAGCCCTCGGCGTGCGGGCCCGGGTATGCCTCGCCGCAGCAGGGCCAGGGGTCGGCGGTGCCGTCGAGGATGTCGAGGACGGAGCGGGCCAGGTCGCGCAGTCCGGCGAGGTAGCCGCGGCCCCACTCGCTGGTCGGCTGGCCAAGGATCGCCGGCGGTTGGTCGCCGGCGTAGTCCATGGCGAGGCGGCGTACGTCCAGCAGCGCGGCCAGGTCGGCGGCGGTGGACGTCTGCCGGTAGCGGGGCTGTGGGCCCATCGGTCCGGGCTGGGCCGGCACCTGGGGCGGGTCCTGCCAGGGCCGGACCGGGCCGGCCGGTGGGGTGGTCGGCTGCGGTTGGACGGGCGCGCTCACCGGGCACCTCCCACACCCGGGCCGGTGATGACACCACGCGCCAGCACCAGGCCCTCGTCGTCGTCGCAGAAGACCCTCGCCTCGCCCCAGGCGAGCTCGACCTCGACGTCGATGGGCTCGACGTCGAGCGCCAGGTCCACCTGGTCGAGCAGGTCCTGGATGCGTACGTAGATCTCCTCCGCGAGGTTGTAGGCGTCCAGGCCGTCCCCGGCAGGAATCTCGATCGGCCGGATCGCCGGCAGCAGGGCGACCAACGGCGAGCTGATGGCCGAGCAGCGCTCGCAGGTGCGCAGACCGGCCCGCCAGTCGGACGGGGCGACGGCGTGGCCGCACAGCCCGGCCACCATGCCCGGCCGCTGGCTGTGGGGCACCCCGACCGCGAAGTCGACCACGTACACCGCCGGCGGCTGCTCGGCCGGGGTGTCGACGAGGCCGGCGCCGCGGATCGCTCCGGCCACCTGGGCGAGGGACAGCGGCGCCAGGGTGAGCTCCGTCCGGGTGCCGTCAGCGCTGGTCCGGGCGGCGATGACCCCGCCGTCCGGGTGCGTCAGATCCCGGATGGTGTCATCGTCGGCGAGCGGGGTGCGGGTGGTGTACCGCCATCCGGCGGCGAGCAGGTCGCGGGCCACCGCCACGGCGGCACTGACCTCACTGCCGGTAGTAGGCTTGCTGCTGGTCATCTGGACTCCTTCGGATGCGATGGGGTAAGGGGTCTGGATGTGAGCCCTCGCCGTGCCGGGCGGGGGCTCGTCTGTCACGCGGCCCGGGCGGCGGCGGCCCGTCGGCGGCGCCGCCGCTGGCGCTCTCGTGTCGCGGCCAGGGCGTCGTCGCGCGGGGTGGTGACGGTGTGGGCGGCCAGGAACGCTGTCAGTTGGTCGTCGGTGAGGTATCGACGCTTGCCGATGCGAATGTGGTCGAACTCCCGCCGGCATGCCCGCTCCATCAGGGAGCGGAGAGGGATCGAGTACGTTGAGGCCACCTCGGACAGGGGATGGAGCCGGGGCAGGGTCATCGCTTCTCCTCGGACGCGGTGACGGGGACGGGGCACGCCTTGACGGTGTGGCGCGCGATGTAGTCGCACAGGCTGTCGCGCGTGATCCGGATCGGCCCGTTGCGGCCGGGGCCCTTGATGGCGACCAGCTCACCCGCAGCGACGTAGCGACCGACGCTCCAGCGAGAGATCCGCAGATAGTCGGCTACCTCAGCGACGGTCATGAGCTCCACGCGACGCCTCCTGCAACGAGTTGCAACGTGATGTGCGGACAACACACTAACTCGCGTGGCATCGCGTTGCAACTCGTCTCATGACGAGACATCACGTCGCGTGATGATGCGACTTGCAGCGCATTGCGAGACGGAACTATGTCCGGATCGTGTGATCGTGCTACAACGTGCTACATGACAGACGAGACGCCGGGCGTCGCGTACGACCTGTGGTTGCGCGTGCGCGCCGAGCAGGCATCCCGGGGCTGGACCGACGTCGAGCTACAGCGCCGATCGGGCATCCCACGGGGCACGGTCGACCGCCTACGGCGCGGCAAACGGGTACCCCAGGCACGGGTCGTCAACGCGCTGGCTGATGCGCTCGGAATCCCCCGCGCCGAGGCGGCCCGGCTCGCCGGGCTCGTCCCCGAGGGGCCAGCACCGGCGGCCGGCCAGGTCTCCGTGCGAGAGGCGATCCAACAGGATCCGACCTACACTGATGAAGAACGCGCGGTCCTGCTGGCCCTGGTCGACCTCATCGATCGGGCAGCAGCCCGTCGGCGTCGACGCCAGAAGGATGACGACGGCGACGACGAGGAAGCGGCCTAGTCGTCCTGGCTGATGGCGTCGTCGAGCGCGGTGATCACCGCGTCCTCGGCCGCCGGCATCAGGTCCCCGTAGATCTCGCTGGTGGTCGAGAGCTGTGCATGCCCGAGCCGGCGGGAGATAGCTAGGGGCGTAACGCGAGCATCACTGAACAACCAGGCCGCGTGCGAGTGCCGCAGATCATGGGGTGTCGGCCGGCGGCGGAGCACCCCGGGACAGTCACAGGTGGACACCGCGGCCGGATCAGGGCCCATGTGAGCGTGGCAGCGAGTCATCCCGGCCGCGGTGATGGCGCCGCACGGCTCACCATGGTCGTTGGTGCCGCCGTAGTCGCGGCAGCGGCGGCGGCCCGGCTCAGCCCGGGGGACGCCCCGGTTCGGCGGCGGATGCGCCGGGCAGCGCATGGCGCGGATGACCGCCGGGTCCCAGTGCCGGAGCCGCCAGTTCCGGTAGTGGATCATGCCGCCGTTGGTCGCTCTGAACAGGAGCGCGTCGGCCGGTTGGCCCTCGACGAGCGGCCGGAGCGTCTCGTACAGGGCGTCGCTGATCGCGATCTCGCGGCGGCGTCGGCCCTTGGTGGTGCCCAGGTAGAGGCCGCCCCTGCCGTCCCGTTTCCAGGCCCGCCAGATCCTCACTCGCGGCCGGGACGTGCCCGTCGGTGGCACGATGTGCCCCACGCTGAGCGCGACCGCCTCGGACCAGCGTGCACCCGTGCCGGCCAGCAGCTCGACCAGCGGACGATCCGCCGGGTCGACCGCCGCCAGCAACACCCGGTACTCCTCATGAGTAAGCCTCACCTGGCCGGGCTCGCCGGTGTCGTCGTGCTCGGTCAGGTCGCGGATCCAGTCGGTGCGCGTCACCGGGTTGTCGTCGATGAGCCGCTCGTGCACCGCCGCCCGCATCAGGGCATGCAACAGGGTGTAGTAGCGTGTCACGGATGTCGACCGGAGCCCGTCGGCGCGCAATCTGTTGAGGAGAGTGCCGATCTCGGTCGGGGTGACCCGGTCCAACCTCCTGTCGCCGATCGCGGGGTAGATGCGGTTGGCAAGCTGGGCCGCGTACCCGGCCCGGGTGCCGGGGGTGATCCTCGTCTTGGCGGCCAGCCAGCGCTCGGCCCACTCGCGGACGGTGGGCACCGTGGTGGTGTCCTCGTCGACGTCGAGGACGCCCATGGCGGCGTAGAGCTGGTCGGCTGTGATCTGGTGCCGGTGCGCCTCGGCGATGTCCCGGGCCTGCGCGGCGAGTTCGAGGCTGGGCCAGCTTGTGTACTGCTTGACGCCGTCGCGGCGCCAGACGACGCGCCAGGATCCGCCCCGCTGCTCGATCGATGCCACGCCGCGAGGCTACGTCCCCATGGGGACAGACGCCAGGGGCTTCAGCGCGTTTCCTGGTGACTGATCGTGCGATCCGCACATCAATTTCGGGGCAGATCCGGACATCCCGAGGTAGGGGCAACCGGCCGCAACGCCCTTTTAATCAGCGGGTTCAGGGTTCGAGTCCCTGGCGGCCCACCGCCGTCACCAGGGCAAACGCCCCGCCGGAGCGGGTCCGGCGGGGCGCTACTCATCGTGTGGGGACACTTTGGGGACAGACCCCTACTCATCGCCGATGGCGCGTAGCGCCTGGGCCAGCCGGTCGACCGTCGTGGCCACGCCGTCCCGGTACGTGCCGCAGCAGTGAGCGACCGCCCTGACCACGATCGCCCCGATGATGGTGCACCCGCCGAGGATGATGACGGCCGTCGCGCCGGCGCCGGCCAGAGCAGTCGCCATCCTGGCGTGTCCGGCCTGCCAGGCCGCGACGCCCAGAGCGCCGAGCACCACCACCCCGATCAAGGCTGCTGCACCGCCCGCGACGATCCACGCCCTTGTGGTTCTCATGACCCCGTCCGCCTAGGTTAGGTTTGCCTTCCTTCTTGCGTGCAACTTGCAGATCGCAAGAAGGAGTCGATACAACATCCACACCTTACATTCCGGGTACCGGACAATCGTCTATCTAGGACCGTACGCTCGGCTAATAGCTGGCGGTAATCGGGTCATGATATCCGCGCCACGGTGGGTGATCTACGCAGCCAGGATCATGCGGGTGCAACCACTGTTGGTGGTCCAAATAGGACGCATAAATCGATATCAGTCATATTCCTAGCTGTCCGACTCTGCGGATGGTGCAATTTCACCACATGGCGAAAGTCGGATTCCCGTCGCCTATGTGTGGGTGGAGGAGGCCGGGTGACGAAGCCGCCTCCTCCATGTCCCATCCAGCAGCGGCCTACTCCGTGGCCAGGCCGCACCACCAGTATCGACGGTCACCCAGGGGCAGCCGCTACCCTGGGGGTGTGCCAGATTGGCACCGTGCCAACAGCAGGGAGGTGCTAGAGGTGGCCGCGGTGAGCCCCCTCGCCCGCCGGCTCCGTCTCGGCGCCGAGATCCGACGACTGCGCGAGCAGCACGGCATGACCGGCGCCGAGCTCGGCAGGGCCGCCGGCCTGGATCGGACCGCGATCAGCAAGGTCGAGAACGGAGAGAGGCGACCCCTACCTGCGCTACTCCGAATCCTCGACGTCCTCGTCGACCAGGGCCCGGAGTACACCGGGCTGCTCCAAGTGGCCCGCGACGGCCTGGAGCGGGGCTGGTGGCAACAGCCGGCGTACGCCCGGATGGGCGAGCGGCAGGCACGGACCGCGGATCTGGAGTGCGGCAGCATCGCGATCAGCACCTACCAGAGCGCGATGCTGCCGGGTCTACTCCAGACCGAGGCGTACGCACGGCATCGCGCCGATCTGGCGATCGCTGGCGGCGCCGACATCGACCTGGATGGCTCCACCGTCGGCCGCCTACGCCGCCAGCACGAGATCCTCGGCCCGGACGGGCCGACCTACGACGTCGTCCTAGAGCCGCAAGCCATCTGGCGGGCGCCCGTCCCGCCAGCGGTCATGGCCGAGCAACTCAAACACCTGCTCGACCTGATCACGACGCGACCGGGCCTGCGAGTCCGCGTGCTCCCGGTTGACGCCCGGGTCAACACCGGATACGTGCCACGTAGCCCGTTCGTGGTCTACCGCTACCCCGACCCGGCCGACCTCACCCTGGTCGCCGTCGACACGGTGTCGACCGACCTGCTGGTGACCGAGCCGGCCGAGTCGGAGCGGTACGCGCAGATGCACCAGCAACTGTGCGCCGCCGCACTCTCCGAGGAGGAGAGTGCGGGTCTCATCCAGCAGGCGGCCGATGCGATGGCCGCCATGTAAGGAGGTCCCCGTGGAGTACAAGCCGTATCGCAAGTCCAGCCGTAGCGATGCTGGTCAGGACTGCGTCGAGGTTGCCGACGCTGTCGACGGCAGCGCCGTCCTCGTCCGCGACAGCAAGGACCCGTCCGGCCCGGTGCTGAACTTCGGGTCGGTGTCCTGGTCGGCATTCGTCGACGCGGTCAAGTCTGGTCGCCTCCTGGCCTGACCTGACCTGTTCCTCACCTGGAGGGCCGGCAGCGGGATGCTGCCGGCCCTCGTCATGTTCGCTCCGTGATTGCGGAGTGTCCTCTTGTGACATTGGTTGGCACCGTGCCAAGCTGGCACCGTGCTTCGGCACGGTGCCGGACCGGCACGGTGCAAGGCGCACCGCTGGGCGCGGTAACACGGAGATCCCTTCGTGTTGACCACGCGCTCGACACCCCAGGCGCCGCCTCGTCGCCTCCACGGGGCGGCGCCCCAGACCGGGTGTGGTGGTCGGAGCATGGACGGGCCCGGCCACCACACCCCCGCCCGGACCAGGGGGTTGCGAGACGAGATGGGCGCACGACACGAACACGAGGTCCGCAAGCGACAGCAGGCTGCCGCCGGCCAGCGGCGGGACCAGAACGGCGACCAGGACGACGACCAGGACCGGGCACTGCTCGACCGGCTCGCCGACCGGTGGGGGCTCCCACAGGACGGGGGTCAGCGGTGCCCCCGCTGACTCGCGCGCCTCGACCGGGCGACGTGCTCCGGGTGGCCAGAGCCGCGTCCGTCCAGTTCAGCGGTGACCGGGCACTCCGCTTCCGGGTCATCCGGGTGCATGACTGGACCACGTACCGGGGCTGGTGTTGGCTCGACGGCTACGTGCTCGACCGGCATGGTGAGGCGGTGGACCGGCGGACGATCTACGTGCAGCCGGCAGGGCTGTGGCTGCTGGAGCCGCGGCAGGTGCCGGTACAGCGGCGGCCGGTCGGGGCCCGACGGCC